GTTTCCCAGTCACGATCCAGCCATTAGTAATATAGCCGATCCCATTTGGAATAGACTTTTTACTCCATCAGCCCCCCATTTATTAAGTATCACCATACAGCCAGTTAAAGCAGCCATCATAGCCCCTATAGCGATTGATGATTGTAGTAATTTATCAGCTGGTATAGTTGACAACAACCATATAGAACCTGCAACTAATGCTATAGCTATAGCAAGTTTCTTAACAGCCTCCATTTTGAGACTTTTCTGATAAGCAGAGAACGTATCTGATATCGAATCGAACACATTCTTTATACCGTCAGTAAGTTCAGCAAATGGTGCCATTACTTTACTCATTCTGTCTATAGCACCACCAAGAGTCTTAAAGAAACTACCTATATCTAAGAAGAATTTAGCAGCGACAACTCCAGTGGCGAAGTTGAATACTTTTTCCCAATCGACAGCTTTAAGGAATCCAGCAACACTATCTTTTATAGCTATAAGTTTCTCTTTGATAACACCGGCTGTTTTAGAGAACCAGTCTCCTATATCACCTACTATTTCTTTAACTTTAAGTTTAGCAGCTTCGAAGTCCATTGTTCTAAAGGCTTCAACCATAGTTGTTTTAAACTCGCCAGCTTTAGTTCTTACCCCTTCGAATGCAGGTATAACTTTTTGTATAGCATCTCCAACTTTACTTAGGTCGAACCAATCTATGAATTCTTTGAATTTAGATGTTGCAAAACTTACACCTTTAACTATATAATCGAAAAAGTTGTTTACTTTATCTCCTGACGTTAAGAAGTTCCCTATCGCAGCTACTGCTTTACCAAACATACCAGCTACTCTAAACACTATTTCGGCAAGAGATCCTAACACTAAAATAACATTAGGTACAAATTTAAGAGGTATCTTTATAAGTTCAATGAACACTTCAATTACTTGAAATAATCCTTTGAATATGTTTTTAATACCTTCTATAGTTTTCTCGCTAAACGCTATCTTATCTATAAAGGCTGAGAACCCTTCGGTAAGAGAATATAGTTGCTCAGCGGTCGTCGGTGGAAATACTTCTCTGAATGCTTCCCCAACAGCGGATACTATTTTACCAAGATTGCTGAATAGCTTACTAAGAGCCTCTAATATTTTAGTACGTCCGCCTAAGTCAGCCCAACCTTGTAAAAGTTGATTTCTCGAATCAGACATACCATCTATTATACCACTTACTACATTATTGATACCAGTCCAAAGAGCTTTAGCGTCTTCTAAGTTACCAAATAGTATTTCGAAAGTAGCAGCCCAACCAGATTGAGCAGTCTCCTTTAATGTATCCATCATTTGAGAGAACGTTTTGACGTCTTGGGCTGATGCGAACGCTTTTTTACCTATTTCAGTAGTTTCATCGGCATACTCTTTAAGAGTTGATACTAATACGTCAGTAGTCATCCATTGATCTTGTAACGTCTCATTAAAGTTCTTAGTAGCAGTAAGTGAGTTACCAGCCATCGTATAATACATACCATCTACGCCTTTGGTAAGTGTACCAGCGGCTACTGCAGCGTCCATAAGTTGCTGTTTGAATTCTTTAGTACCCATATTTGCTAACTCTATAGACTTCCAGTCGATAAGCTTTACACTACCAGCCGATAATGCTTGTGCGAAATTATACATGGCTCTAGATGCTTCGTTAGCATTAGCCCCAGATACTGCGGCAACATTACTTATACCCTTTATAGATAAAACAGCGTCGTCTAATGATACTCCGGCATTTGTGAATTTACCTATACTAGAAGTCATGTCAGAGAAAGAATATATGGTTTTATCAGAGTATTCGTTAAGTTCGTTAAGATATCCATTAACTACGTCTATTTCCGCTCCAGTAGAGGCCATAATAGTTTGTACGGACGTCATCTTAAGTTCATACTCATCGAACCCCATCTTTATAGGTTCTATAGTCAAAGAATTTAACATTTGCTTACCAGTGTTTATCACAGAGTTTGTAATATTAGTAAGGGCTGTTATAGCCATGACATCAAGAGCGCTAAATTTAAGACGGGCTGTTTCGGTCGCTTGTATAAGCGGATCCATATCAACATTCTTAGCAGCGGATGTTAATCCTTTAAAACCAGCTTGAATGTTTTTAAATTTAAGTTTTTCGCTAAGTTTATCTAGCGTAGACATTGTTGTTTTTGTGCTTGCCTCGAATTGCTTGTTGTCAAACTTCATCTCGACTACACGTTGTTCTATTTCTGTACTCATTTGCCTTTGACCTCCCTCCAAGCTGCATCTGCTAGCTCTTTAAAAATTGGTCTTATGGCTGGATTTATATAATCATAGCCTTCAACCCACCCTCCGTTTCTAGTGCCGTGTCCGTATTGCAGAATTATAGCAATTGGTACGCCATTTTGAATATTTGAGTTGTAAAATGTCAGTGACGTTTTACCGGCTTTTTTTTCAATTTTATAGTTCCATGAAGTGGCAGTCATTCCTGAATCTTTAGGAGTTGCATTCTTAAGAGCTTGAACTCCTCTGTTTCCATACTTATGTAGATCCACATGATCTAAGTATTTGGAAGACTTTTTCAACATGTTTTTAGTTCTATTAAAGTCACCTGTTGTTCTAACACTAATCAATAAGCATTACCCCTTTGTGTTCATTTTCCTCTTTCTTTCAGCGTTTAATTCTGCGTTGGATTTTAACACCTCGTTAACTGGTCGTTTCTTACCAGTGTCATTTTTAACATTACATACTTGTATAAGCGTCATTAGTCTATTGATATGCCACTTTTCACATTCCATAGGTATGTTGCAAGCTATCATGTAATAGTATAACACTTCAGATGTCATTATCTCTTTAGAGCGCTTGGTGCTAGTATCTGTTATAGTAGTAGCAGTCATAGGAGCTGATATATACTTGTTTATAGCCTCGTATTGTTTGTTATCGATGAACATGTAAGCTGAATCAGGAACATCATCGTTTAGTGTCATACACTTTATATAGTCTAACACTTCAACATCAGTTTTGGTATTACTTGTCATAAACGGTTTCTCCCACTTAGATTCCCACTTAGATATTGAAACCAAGGAGTGTTCCAAGAGTATTCTCGTTTCACTCCCTGATATGAATTCCTGTAGTTCATCATTGAACAGATCATACGCCGGTATAATTATTTCCAGCATCTATATAAAATTATTTACTTTCTAAATCTTTAGGAATAACACCATTTATGAATGCAGCGGCTGCTTCAGCATCAAACGCTAACTTCATGAATAGTTCCGGATAAGCTTCTGTCTGAACAAAAGCGTCAGTTAACTCTTTACTCTTAACAAATCTTCTACCGTCTAATGATTTCTCACCATATGACTTACAAATTATTTCTTTAAATATGGCAATTATAGCAGCACTGTCTTTACTAGCAACTATTCTATTACAGTATTCAGATAAACCGCCTTGTTGAGACATTTGCATTTCAACAACCTCAGCTTTATTAAGATTGAAGTAGAAATCCTCCGTAGTTTCTTCACCATTGTAATCAGTGTATTTAATTGTTTGTTTTATCATTTTTATAATCCCCTTTATCATTATATTTTTTTTCATTTATTTTGAATTTATACGGAGCCCTTGTAAGAATATCACAAAGGCTCGCCAATTATTAATTATGCTTTAGTTGGAGATGGTGCTTGATTAACCATAGCAACTAATTCAGCTAATGTAGGTAATGTCGGTTCTCTATCGGCAGTACCATATAAAGAATCTTCGATCTTCTTTAATATAGCTGCTGTAACTTTAGTAGAATCGATTGTAACTTTAGCCGTTGGTTTGTAACCTTCTAAAGCTACTGGAGTAGTTGATACTTCCCATGAGAAAGTGATCGCTTCTGGAGATTCGTTAACTGTAGCGTATTGCTTACCTGATGGCGCAGCTTGACAGTTGTATACTACGTGTAACTTATAACCTAAAGAATCCCCTTGTACATCGTTACCGATCTTAGTCTTATAACAGAACCCGAAAGTTTTTCTGTTTTGTTGTCCGATAGTAACACCGGCTACAATAGTAGCAGATCCGTCACAAGCACCGAATTCATCAGGATAAGTATACGCTTCGATAGTAGCACCGAATTCTTCAGCAGACATTAAGTTAAGATACTTAGTGTTGTTAGCATACACTGGAGTAGCTTCAGCTCCTGATGGGTTTTCAGTAACTTGAGTTAAGCCATTCCAAGCTACGCCTGGAGCATAACCTCCTGACTCTTCGTTAGTAACGTATAACACACCGTTAGAAACACCCGTTTCGTATAATTTTTGTCCTTCTTGATCCCATAATAATTTAGCCATTATAATTCCTCCTGTTTTTTATAATTTAGTAATATATAACAAATACATCATGATTCAACCCTTCGTTGACATAACTTCTATCATATGTGCAATATGGTAAGTTGTGTAACGCTGCTGCTATCGGACTGTCAGGGTTCTTATCCATAACAGTCACTGAGTAAGCTTGACGTTGTACATGATTCATGTTGTTAGCTTTTAGGTTTTTCACACCTCTTTTAGAGTATACTATTGACGGATATCTAATAGATATACTAGACGGCGGCTGATAATATACATTAGGAGTTAAACCCTCTAACATTCTTTGAAAGTCTACTCTATTACCCATTAAACAAACCTCCTAACGTTAATAACATTCTTGGATATTCCATTTCTATACCAGTAACACACCATTTCTTACCGTGAAGTGTTACACACCTTATGGCGTATGCGTTTTCGTTAGCGAATTTATCTGTTACTATACTTATAGTATTGTTAATTGTGATACCTCCGTTAACCACCGCGTCTTGTTTTACATTTGTTCGGTTCTTTATAATATTCCCGTAGTAGGGGCGGTCTACTATAGTCTCTTCCCACACACCTGGGTAGGTCTCGGACTCAACTGCATATCCTACCATACCATGATACTTCTTCATTTTGAATTACTCGACGCCGTCTTCGTCTTCGTCTTCGTCTAGGTCGTACTCTGCCGGAGTAACTGGTGTGTTGATTATCTCTTCGATTATCATTGCTGAGTATGGAACTGTTAGCGCTCCAGAGCATCTTGTTTCGATCAAGTACTTTTGTTGGTTGTAGTCTATATCGAAATCATCGAACATTGAAACAGCTCCACCTTTATTAGCACCAACAGTGTAATCAACAAGATTAACAATGATGGCTAAAACGTTGTGAGTTTTTTCGTCGTTGGTTTTTCTAATAAGTCCTTCCATTTCATTGATAGTTACTACTTTGCTAACTCTGAATTGTTTAGCTATGTCATCAATAGTCTTAAATACTTTCTCGCCCATAGGAGTTTCAAGTAGTAACAATTCAGACACAGTATCTTCAGATACAAATAAAGCTGGCTTACCAGAACCTCTGTATAATTTTCTAGACCTTATAACAGATTTGTGTAATTCTTCATACGCATTATAACCTTCAGAAGTAGTATCGATTGCTACTTTAATAGCGTATAAATCTTCATCATCTATGATAGGTCTTATACAAGTATCATCGATCTTGTCTTCATCTTCTAGCTCTCTACCATCACCAAACAGTATCGATCTAGCTAATTCTTCATCTAACTTAAGACGCATTTCCCTCTTTAACCATTCAACAGCAGCAAAATCTGTGATATCAATTATATCATCTCTATCTAATCTTTGCTTCTTATAAATAGTAGTAGGCCCAGTCGTTCTCTTTAATAAACTGATAACATCTTCTTTCTTTAAATTACCTTTAACGTAACCTTTTGCTCTTAAAGCAGAATCAGTAACGTCGACAAACATTGATTTTATTCTAGAGAATGGAACCTTATGAACTGACGTTAATACATCGTTAACCCATTCAACAGGATTATTGATGAACGTAGGCTCTTTGACTAATTTAGCATCTGGGAATAGCTGTGAAATTTGTTCTATTCCGTAAGTAGCACTGTGTGCCATAACAGAGTCTTTAAGACTTCCGTTTTTCATAGCATCTTGTATGATGTCTATGGCTTTAATGTTCTTATTATTATTATCCATGTCATACCTCCGTATATTAGTATATAGAGGGGATTAACCCCTCATTGATCATTTTGACCTAAGACACCTTCTCTACAACAATTGCTGATTTAGGAATTGTTAATGAACCAGAGCATCTTGTTTCGATTAGGTATTTGTATTGGTTATAGTCTATATCGAAATCATCGAACATAGAAACAGCTCCACCTTTGTCAGCACCAACAGTATAATCACCAGGATTAACAAAGATACCTAATACGCTGTGAGTCTTGCTATCAGAAGTAGGTCTTACTAAGTTCTTCATTACTGGAACTTCAACGATTTTCTTAACTCTTAATGTTTTACATAAAGTGTCAACATCAGGATAGATGAAACGTCCGTTAGCATCTTCCAATAATAATAGATCGGCTAGCATTTCACCAGTGATATATAATGTTGGTAATCCAGTACCTTCATACTCAGCTCTTGATTTAATAGCAGTTCTAATGAACTCTTTAGCAGTTTCACCAGTACCGATAGCAGCCTTAATAACATATAAGTCTGAGTCTGAAACGATAGGTCTTATACAGTCATCTTTAACTTTATCTTCACTAGAAGCGCTTCTACCGTCACCAACTAACATAGCTCTAGCCAATTCTTCCTCTAACTTACCTCTCATCTCTAATTTCATCCACGATACTACGTCAAAGTCTGTGATGTCAATGATGTCATCTCTATCTAATTTTTGCTTTTTGTAGATAGTGGTAGGACTTGTAGTTCTTTTTAATAGTCTGATAACTTCATCTTTCTTTAAGTTACCTTTTATATAACCTCTAGCTCTAGCTTCGTCAGCTGTTATGTCAGCTAATATAGACTTGATTCTTGAGAAAGGAGATTTCTTAGTTGCGTTAAAGAACTCCTTAACCCACGCTTGATCTCTATCTATGAAGCCTGGAGCATTTGTAACGTTCTTTGCTTCTGGGAATAAAGTCTCAATGTCAGTAATACCATAAGTAGCAGCATGTGCTAATACAGCCTCTTTAAAACTACCGCACTTTTTAGCCTCAACTATAGCCTCTGCGAAGTCCATGTGTTTTAATTCTTTGTTATCTTTGTCGAATACATTATGTTTCATATCTGGTTCCCCCTCATCTTTATTATTGTCATCGCCTTCAGTAAGCTGTTCAAATATAGCAGCCACTGCTTGTCTTTGCTTATCACTTAATGTGTCAAACACATCAGCAACAGTCTCAGATTCATCAGAGTCATCATTTTGATCTGAATGGAATAGTTCTAATCCGTCTGGTTCGTTGTATATAGTGGCCTGAGTTTCATCAGCGTCACCATGTACTAAAACCTCTTGAATACTAGCTCCTGGATTAGCTCCAGCTAATACTAAACTTACCTCCTTGATGTCACCATGAAGAACATAAGGTCCTTTCTGCTGAAGTTTGTTTGCATATATGGATAGTGACGTTATGTCACCGTGTTCAACAAGAGCTCTAGCTGTACCAGCCGTCTCAGTGTCGTTAAACTCTCCATATGCATACACGCCTTCGTCTCTGTGCTTTAATGTCACTTTACCGATAACGCTTTCTGGACCAGTATACGTATGATTCCATACTAAAGGTACAACAACGTCGTCACAATGTTTGAACGCACCGTTTGAAATGGTACGACCGTCTGAGCAAGCTAAATTATACTTAGTAGCCCAGCCTCCAAAATGGTGTTTACTCATTCTTATTATCCTCCTCTTTTTTTGGTTCTTCGGTTTGAATGTTTCTAGCCATCTTTGATTGACTAAGGTTCTTATTTCTAAGTTCATCGGCGCCAGGATCCTTGGACGGCTTCATACCAATTATCTGACGAACTTCGTTAGAAGACATAATTTCATTTCTCGTAAACTTGTCTGCTATTTCAGATACTTCGTTAACTGGTATTAGCTTAAATGGATCTCTAAAGAACATTATAGCCTCTCTCGCCTTCATAGCAGAGTCAGTCAAGAACTTACTATGGAACTCGTCTACTATAGCGGCCAAAATTGGTTCTACGACTCTGTTATAGTAGTTATTCATTGTATTTTCATCAGCAGTTCCGTCAAGAACTCCCTGAGTAATACCTAATTGAGATAATAATTGTTCCGTTAGATACTCGATTTGTTTCATTAGATTATTCTCTAATGATCTATTAAGTTGAGTAACGTGCTCAGTACCATCTATATAAGCAACACCATATTTACTACCTTTAAGCTGCTCTTCTATTTGGATACGTCTAGCTTCTGCTTGTTCTCTTTTAGCATCCGTTTTGATTACATACGGTAGCTGTATTATAAGATCTAACTTACCAGAGCTTGACTCTTCGTCGACGCTATCCATAAGAGCTAGTTTTCTTATAAGACGTTGCATAGTGGAATTGGGCTCGTTCATAACTGCGTAGAATGGATTTTCTATAATAGCAGTTCTATTCTTAGGAACAGTGACTTCCTGTTTCATACCAGTCTCTTCGTTGTACAACAACACTCTAACGCTAGTTGGATACCATTGGGTTATCCTACCAACTCTAAGTGACTCGATGTCATACTTTCCGTTTTTTGGATTTATTGATGTGTCAACTGGTACAACTGCAACACATCCTTCGTCTAGTAACGACACAACTAGATCTTGTATGAACGATCTAGATGTTTGATCAATGTTTGATCTTATGGTTAGACACTTGTTTATAGACGAGTCCATATCCTTTTCATATCGATTACTCTCGTCCAATTGAACATGCTTAATGTCTATTGCAGATGCATCAAGTGATAAACGATTGTATACTGACGTGACGACAGTTCGCTCATTACCTCTTGAGAATCTAGGTCTAGTAGGACTTACACTTTGCCCGTAACCATTATCAAATGGTTTGTGCTTGGTCTCATTCTCGTAACTGAAAAGATTCCACGCATGTTTTAAGACGCCTATAGGATTGTTCATTTTGATCACCTCCTATTCAAATGAATCTCTTGATCTTTTATAGGCTACGAACGCATCCATAAGGGCTGCAACCGGGTCGATCTTTTGATCATGTCTTTGCTTAAGCAACTTACGATTACCGTTAGTATCTTCTAATGTTATACTATTGCCCATCGCGAATGACATTATCAACTCGTCGAATAGCATCTTACGTTTTTCTGACAGTTTCTTGATTTCACCTAAAGGTACCGACTCTGTTTGAGCGCCTTGAATTACTTTCTCGACTCCGAAAGGACCGTTTTCTGAAACCCATCTTTCCACAAATGACTTTGCGTTATAAGGATCGTAACCGAAAGCTACTACATCATACTGCATTTCATTAATGTGTCTATCCAGATCGTCGTACACGTCTTCCATGTCAATGATGGTACCCTCTAATACTATAAGACTACCTTCTTTTATAAAGTCCTGGTACTTTTGATAAAGTGCAGGTTGCAGTTTATTATACGTCAGTGATGATATATAGCTCCTGCTCTTTATTCCGAAGTCACCATTAGCGAGTGGGAATAGGAATGTGAACGCACAGAAGTCATCACCTCTAGATAGATCGGCACCAAGAGCACAAGGCATTTGCCAATATTCTCTGTGTCTATGCGGTATTGTTTCTTCATAAGGGAAGAAGTAAGTGTAACCTTCCATCGGTATTCCGAAACGTTTGGCCAGTATATCATTTCTTGACGCAGGAGCTTTTTCTGCTCTATCAACGTCTAACTGATACACTTCGTAAGTTACAGTTTTACCAATATTAGGATTTGCCTTAGGCCACATATCAGGATTAGATACTTCGTCTATACTATCAAGTTTGTAATGCCATATAGATACATGTGGATTTGGATACTCGCCCTTTAAGATACTCATAAGCTCCATTTTGATAGTATCACCTATTCCGTTTCTAACAGTTCCTTCTGAACTAATAGCTACTATTAAGTAATCATCTATCTTAGAAGCACCTTGTTCTATTGCACCGATTACGTCTTCTCTAGTCTCACCTGACAACCATTCGTCGACCGTTGCTATCTTTGTTCTAAGTCCTTGTAGTTTTCCTATGCTCATAGGTCTTATCTCTAACATAGACCCAGTAAGGAAATTCTCAATACCTTTCTTAGTTGGTACAAGTTTAACTCTTTTGGACTTAGAACCAGTTGTGTTTTGTATGGAACCTTCTGTTAAGAATTTATACAGCGGTCCTCGTGATACAGTGATAGCGGTCCTGAATGGTGCCATAACTTCTTCAGCCTGCTTCATTGTAGGTGCGGTAGTTATCTGATGAGTTGTTGACGTGTCGATGTTCAGAAAGTAATTCTGTATAAGCGATGCATACATCGATTTAGCAGCACCTCTGGCTACTATGAGGTATTGTTTGTTAACCAACCTCTTTCGTATTCTCTTTAGTTCATATCGACCACCGTGACCGTCTTTATTAGGTACATACACACTTCGTTCGACAAAGTAGAACCAGGAGAATATTTGTTCGGCCCACAGTTTAAAACTGTCAAGTAGATGAAGATCACCACCATCAGACAGAGTAAGCTCTGTTTCACAATATTCTATGAACCCATCAATGGCCTGATCATCGTAATAGATCCCGGGGTTAGCTATGAGATCATCTATACGATTCATTTCCATTTCTATTTCTCTACATACGGGTATTTCGCCTCTTATTACGGATTCTCTAAATGCTCCATAATATTTAGGTACAGCGGTGTTCGATAAACTCATAGCTAGCTAGATAACTTCTTTGTCAGCTTAATTATCTCATCCATATTTTTATATATGGTAACCCCTGCTGTACTTAAAGCTGCGACTGTACCTGCGGTCTTAGCTAAAGTCTCTAATTTACTTTTAGTCTCTGGCTTCGGACTCAACTTTTTATACTCCTGCTCAAGTTTTAATCGTTTAACTCTTGATTGAAGCTCTTTGTTACTCATTCTTCTAGGTTTAGAAGTTGTTACATTACTAGTCGATCCTTTTCTTTTTCCCCATTTCATACCTAGAACACCATAGTGTGTTAATTCATTGTCCATTATGTTACCTCCTTAACGACATACATATTACTTATTCTCCATTCTAATTCATCTATCATTCTTTTAAACGAGTCCATAGCAGCTGAACTTTGAGGTGGGTCGAATATCATCTTAACCTTAAGGCTTATATAAGTCTTAACATACTCTAGATCAGTTCTGTCACCTATAAGATCAGACCACTCTTCTTTAACACCATTAACCGTGAAGCCATCAGCTTCTTTAACGCCTAGTTGTGATAGTATTGTTAATACTGAGTTGATCGATATCACGATGTTAATGTCGAAACTGTCGTCATGTTCACTTATACCTATTAATTGTTTAATAGTTGTTAATATCGAACCATTCAATTAAATCACCTCCTTTCACCTTTTCCATGGACATGTATCATTTGGAGATCTCTCGATGTAATTGTCTTCTTGTTTAATTCCATAATGTATGAAGTTGTGAGATTGTCTAGATGTTGATATGAGATTCTCTGGATCGAATACTTTAGGATGAAGATTTATGATGTCCTCTTCAGTTATAGGGTTTATGTGATGAACTATAATGTATTTGTTTAGTTCACACCCGTCAACACCTAAGTCACACCCATAATCTCTTGTTATAATTTCATCGCGTTTAGACAACCATTCGGGTGATGAATAGAATCGTTGGTTTATCCATCGGTTGTGACCGAAAGTTACATTTCCAACTTTATCACCAATGTATAAATATTCAAGGCGCTCGTCGAAGCTCTTAAGTTTAACCAGTTCGCTGTATGATTTATTCATCTCCATCATCTTCTGGAACCTCCTGACCAGAGTATCTACGCATAGCGTTAAGTGCTTCTGAATATAATTCTTCAACACGCTTCTCTGATTTAAGTGCATCGGTCTTAGCCTTGATCAAGTCTTTCTGTTCTTTTAATATTTCCTTTTCAATTCGCTCTTTAGTAGAGCCTATCTTTAAGTAATGCGTTATTACTTGGGAAGATGCAGTACCTTCTCGGAGTTGTTGTTCAGCCAGATTGGTCGCTAATGCTACTAATTGGTCTTCACGAGCCTCTGGTGTTAGTCCTGGCCTTATCGATCGTGACTGGGAAAC